TCCTGCAGTTACGGTTGTCTGATAAGAAGGAAGTAAAGAAGAACCTAAAGGGTCAATTGTCCATATCTGTGATCCAGTTGGAGTAGCAACAAATGGAGGATCATTCACTACACCTCCCATTGTTGGACAAGAAATTAAAACCACCTGAATATCCCTATGAATCTCTGCTATTTTTTGACCACATTTAAACGATTCTACTCTAGTAACAGTAACATAGTTTCCAGAGGTATTAGAATTGTAGGAAATCTCTCCTGATATAGGATTTAAGGCCGGAGCACCAGGAATTGGAGAATTAAATGTAAATCCACCAACAAAAGGAATTGCAGCAGGCGAATTATTTGCTGGATTAGGGTCATATGAAAAAAAACTATCATCAAGAGGTTCTGCCCAGTAATAACGAATACTATCTATTTCAGGATCAGAAGCATTATGAGTATAAGCAAAAGGATAACCTGAACATATTATTGTCTTAGGACTTTCATTGAAAATTGGTGATGAATCAAAACACGGTTCAGCTGGAACAAGATTTCCTAGATTATCATAATAAGATCTTAAATCAATAGAAAACTCTGCCTTCTGAACAGAAACTATTGTGCCAGTTGACTTACTGGCACTACCAGTAAGAGTTTGACCTATAACAAACTCACCTTTAGTTACAGATACCTTAAGAATATTGGATCCAATTCTCCATCCACCTTTAGTAACAGTACCTTCTGCAAGTCCAGAGGTTACCTTCTCTCCACTTAAGAAATCATCTGTTGTGTCTAAGATAATAACATCACTTGCCTTATGCTTTCTTAATATTGAAGTATCATTCCAAATTCCAGATCCATTAAACTCAAGTTGTACATTCTTTGGAGCTCCTATAGAAGAACCCAAAGCAAATATTCTAACATCACCTTCAACAACTTTAAGTTCTGGTTTATATGAGTAGTTCTTTCCTTTGTTTGTTACAATAACATTTGCTATTCTGTTATCAGCAGTTTTTAGAACATCAAACCTTGCTTCAGATCCATCACCATCAACCACAACAACTTTTGGTTTAGAGTAATTAAATCCAGCTTTGTTAATTGTAACACCAACAATATTCTTTTCTACAGGATCCCATTGTGCCGTAACATCGGCGGCTCTACTGCTATCTAATTCTGCTCCCAATACACCAGGAACTTTTCTATAACCAGAACCAAGATTAGATACCTCAACTTCAGCAATACCACCAGTTGCTCCTTTGGATTTAGTGGTATACTTAATATTACCAGTTCCATACCACGCAGGATTTTCTGTTAACTCATAAACAAATCTATCAGTTGTAACAAATGATACTTTAACTCCTGTACCAGTAGACTGAGTAGAAGATGTGAGTGCATCAGAAATTAACTTCTGTCCTTGTAATGGATCATTGATAAGCTCAATATAATTGTTATTATCAACAATACTTGTAGATGGACCTATCCTTATTTCTTTAGTTCCATTTACCATTGTTCTCACAATAGACTTATAATAATACCGTTGATAAGTTCTAGGTACTCTATTAGTCAATATACCATCAAGCTTAACATCACCAAGTCTAGCACCATACCCAAACTTAACATATGAATATGATCCAGTACTACCAGGAGTACCAATATTAACAACCTCTGGTGCAATGATGTTATCATTCTGACTAGGAGATATAATAAACTCAGATTCTGCGTTTGTGTAATGACTTAAATCGAATCTATATTGATAATACTCTTGTATCTTAAGATTAGGTGATATTTCATATGGACCAGAAACAGACGAAGATATTTTTGTTACAATCTTATAATCTGTAACACTGTCAATATCAATCAATTTCTTAGGTTCACTTTCATCAAACAGTGTAGCTCGATCTGATAGTTTGTATGGTGCAAAATCTCCATTCGCAAAGAATCCTTGATTATGTTCCACAATCAATTTGTTATTCTCAAATGAAATGATCCTAGGGTCTAATGTTGTACCTGTAACAGGGAGAAATTCTCCAACAGTAAATCTATAACTAGATCCGTATAATGTAACAACTTCATTGTCGTAATGATCTATATCACTAGTATTATTTTGTGCCCTTGTGACAGTTACTGATTTGGTAGACTCTGATACAGAGTTTATCTTAACAATCTCATCACCTATTGATAGAAGATCATTATTCGCTAATCCACTAATAGAGTCTAGTTTTAATACAGTCTCACCAGTAGCGAATCCAATATGATCGACTACTAAACGTAGACGTTGGGTATTAGTAGAAGCACCTGATCTGTTTAATGCTGTATCTTCAACAGTAAGAATATCACCCTTAACATAACTAGATCCTTTAGTTGTAATTGTAAGAGATTCTACATATCCCAATCCTGTACTATCAACATTCTTTACAACTATAGTTGCTTTTGCATTATTTGAGTCTCCAACTTTTCCTAGATCGGTTCTAGCAGCATTCTGATTAACAAATATAAGCTCTACATCCTCATATGTGTTTGCTGCATAGTCAGCACCAGCATTAACCAAATCAGCTCTTCCTAATCCAGGATCATCAATCTGTGTTGATAATGTTAGTGACTTAATATCAATCTCTTGTGTTGCTCCTAATTGAACATAGTAAGTTGTTGTCGATATAGAATCATCAGGATCTATTTCAACATATACAACATCACCTACACCAAGTGCATGATCACCATCAGTTTCAACTAATGCAATATTTGTATTAACAATGAATGGTATTAAACCCGTACTTAAACTTGTAGTTGATAGTATCTCTGCACCAACTGTGTTTAATAAATTATTACTTCTGAGGAAGTATCCTGCTTGTTGTGTAAAAGTACCAGATATAACCTTAAGCTTAACAGAATTTCTTCTATCTGTTGATTCTATAACTTCACCTGTTGCTATTATAGATGGTGGGTCAGTTTTATTAACAGTACCATTAGTCAACTCTATAATTGCACCAGCAGTAAATGTAGCATTCGTGTTGAGAATGATATTAATACTTAATGTTGTAGAGTCAAATAAACCTGTTTGATCAAATGTTCCCGTAACATCTTCTAAAACTAAGATCTTACCATCAAGAACATCACCAACAACTTTACCAGATACTCCAGATGATGCTTGTGTTATTGTATCTCCACCAAACACATAGCAATTTTCCGTAACTTGAACCTTAGCTACTCTCTTTGCATCTGTAGCTTGTAGTTCCTCCACGTTATTTCCTTTAACTGCGGAAATGGTTCCAGCAGCATCTACACCACCAGTACCAGTATCATCTAGAACAATAGATGAACCAACCTTAAAATTATCAGATGAGTTGTATACCTGAAATGCGTCTAAACTCCCAGAAGAAACGTCTTTAACAATCCCCCTAGTCTTACGACCATTATCAGGTGTATCGACCCCACGGAGGCGTACAGCGTCCATTGGGAGATCATTCTGTGTTTGATTCTGATCGTAGTTAGCAGCAAGAGGTAAAGAATAGAAATTTTCACCAATCAGATATGGAAATTCTGGATCACCTAGATTATCAAATGTCGCAAAATATGCGTATGTTCCATCTGGGTATTCTGGTGTTACACAATATCTTCCGTTATTCCTATCTACAGTTCCGTATCTATCTGCGTAATAATAATCTTGTATGAATGTTCCTATCGGATATGTAACAAGAGATGGTCCATTTGATCTAGTTCCATACCTCAAATATCCTGATTGCATCCGCACAATGCTACTAGAAGAGTCTATAGGATCAGAATATCCGTAAGGACCGTATATGGGATTACCATCATACGCAAATCCAATGATAGGAGAATGATTAGTTCCCGTATCATTTCCTCTAAGTGTTGGTGGATATGAGACAGTACCATAATTTTGATATCCTCTTTCATTAAGATGAGATATTCCCCATTCAGAATCTAATGTCTCTTCTACAAATCTATTTTTGATCCACTCATATATTGAAGAGCTTGCAAGTGCACCAGAACCACTTGGTATAACTTGGATTACAACATTTCCTTCACTATAGAAAGATCCACCATTTACTTTAACACACTCAGATATTTGTCCAGTAGCAGACACATTAGCAGTATACTCTGCATATCTACCTCTTCCTAAAGCATCAACTATTCTAATGGTTGGAGGAGCAGAATAGTATTCACCTGGATCAGTAACCAACAAGCTTGTTATTGCTCCTCGTGTAATCACTGGTGTTAATACAGCATTTCTACCAGATACAACTTCAACAATAGGAGCAGCAGTATACGAACCAGCATCATCTATTTTAATTGACTCAACTACACTACCAGATAATACAGCAGTTGCTTTATATGGTTCACTGTTAATAAGTACATAAGGAGGTCTAGAATAACCACTACCCTGTGTAGTAACATCAATCTTAGTAAGTCCACCATAAAAAACACCATCTTGATGTTTATGTGTGTATACTAGAGAACCATCTACTAATATACCAAAATCTTTTCTTGGAGTCTTATATACTTCAGTAGTTGTAATAGCATTCTTCCTAATAGTCCTCAAGAAAGATTGCTCAACAACTGTCTTAGTAGAAGGTACTGTCTGATTAAAGAACATAGTTCTATTAACAGGTACACCACTAGTACAGATATAATAATTGTTATCATCACTAAAGATTCTCTGTATACCAGGTACAACATCGTTTACAGATGCTTGAGTTCCAGCATCCCCTGATAAAGCTGTATAAGTTGCATCATCATTAGGTAACCACCTAACCGTACCATCACTCTTCTTGATCTTAGGATCAATTGTATCAAATCCCGATTCCTCTACAACTAAAGGTTCACCCTCAATACCATAAGGTGTTGAAGTAGTAGGTGATAAATTATAAACTACACCAAGTGCTATAAACTCAACATTATTCCCTTTAACTCTATTATCACTATAAGCTGACTGTCCTACATTGTGCGTTCTAGTTAGCTTTCTATTCTTAATCTTAAATTGACGTATAGTTTTACTAGAATACTCAATAACTTCACCATCTATAAATATCTTTCCTTCTTTCTCCCACCCAAAAGTAGAATCAACATCTATAACATCTCCTGTTTGATCAGAAGAATCAATTGCCTTCTTAAGAGTAGTCTTATTTGCTATAGTGAATTGATTATTGATTGTAGATGGAGCAAGAATCAATTCCCATACATTACCTTCTACCTTCTTTATATTATCAACTACAGCAGAAGCATAACTATCTCCACTTTCAGTAATAACTTTACCGATTAAATCTTTAGGATCACCACTTGTAATAACTACCTTTAAAGCATGAACATTGATCCAATCAGACTCTGATGATTTAAGTGTATTATCTTTTGGAAAATATACATCACTATCTTCACTACTTACAAGAGAATTGAAGATAAACTGAATAGAACGCTTAGTACCTTTTGATTTGTAGAAAGAAGAGATATTCTTTATAAGGGTTCTCTTATCAATCTCACCACGCAAATACTTTTCAGGGATACCAGCAAGGTATTCCGACTCAAAGCTTTGTACAAGGGCATATAGGAACAGATTACTGAGGTTTTCTACCTTAACATCTGCTGCATGTGTATCTGCAGTAGTAGAAACATATGTACTGAGCTTGTAAAGATCTCCAAGTTCAGTATTACCACTTACACCTCTAGCAACACCATTAAACTGATTAGATGTCTTTGATGTATAAAAGAAAATTTCATCATCAACCTTAGCAAGTCCACTATCAGGGAACCCTTCAGTCGATAGTACATTTATACTAGTATCTGAGATCCCAGTTATACCAACGGTTTTCGAGGACTGTGTTAGAAGCTCCTTGTCGTAATAGTTAATATCACGATATTTTGTTAAATTTGCAATAATGTCTAAAACACCACCACTAAGCTCTTGTTGAGCATAGTAAGATTTGAGGAACTTTACAAAGTACTCATAGTCCTCTACGATGAATCCAGGTAACTGACTTTCAATCAGTGCCGAGATATTTTTAGACTTTACGTTCATTCTGGAACTGCACTAAAATTGGATTTGGAGATATCAACGTCAAGATATAGTTCTCGTACAGCATCTACATCTCTTGATGCAGGTTCTACACGGATTTCAATTTTATTATCAGTAAAACTACCCTTAATGATTGTAAGATCATATAATTTAATTTCACCGTGAGTGTAATTAATATCACCCACACCTTTCTTAAGATATACTTTCTCACCAGTAAGGGAATTCAGTCTATATAGGTCTATTTTACCAAAGGTATCATCCTCCAAATACACTGTGAAGGAAGGATACTCACTGACTACAAAACCAGTTGACTTCATTACTGAAGCATCACAAGACTCTTTAAACGCATTTACAAAACAAAGTTCATAATAATAAGTAGAATTCAATGTAGGATAGAAATCCTTTCTAAGAGTTACATTAGTGAGGTTTGAGTTAATAGAACCATCCGCACCATCTATAACTGATGCAAATCTACTGTGACGGAATTTACCATTAAACTTTTCTGTCTCTGCAGAAGAAATATAATCTTCAACTGCTTTAATAACTTTAGATTGAATTTCTGCTTTACTTAAAGTGGTTTTGGAAGTTTTGAAACTTATTGTTGAATTAAGCTCGATATAAAGAATAGAAGGATCAACAATTACAGGTGTAACAGAAGCAACTGAATAATTCTTCAAAGCTTTGACTATTTCATTCTTAGTAAATGCTGAAATAGTACTAGCATTCTCTGGTTTAATCGCAATCTTTACTTTTCCAAATTCAGGAGGATTGTCTTCCTCTCCACCAAATGTAATGATATCTGATATAGAAGCATAAACCTTCTTAATAATAGAAACATAGTCATCTGCTGTAACTGCCCTATCCTGGGTCGCAAAACTCTTTGGAGCTTGCTTCTTGATGGAAGAGACTGATTCTGGATTAGCACCCCCTGTAGAGGCATTTACTAGGGTTACAGAGGTTGCATAAGGAAAGCTGTTACTAGGATTAATCTTATCATGTATCAAACCAGAGAAACTAAATGTCTTTGCTCCATTTGTAGTATCTGCAGATGTAGTAAGATAGGTTATCTCTACAAAACTACCATT